CTGTCGGTTTTTGTAGGCTTGCCCAGTCAGCAAGGTTGTTTAATAGCTCATCGGCTTTTAAACGCTTATCCATGCTGTTTCCGGGGTTAAGCCTGTAAATGATTTTGAATTGGTATTCGGCTAGGTGTCCGCCGTTTATATAACGCTTAGTTATGTACGCGCCCTGTATTGTGGAGAGTGCCATACAAGCTTTATCAGCATCCAGATACTCATACTGGATAACATCAACAGGCTTGTCCGGGTATGTGTTCAAAAATACAAGCAGATTTCTGGATATTTTGTTTTGTTCTTCGTAGTCCGTTAGAACTTTTGGTTTCTCTTCCATTTATCCGAACTCCTTTGCCGCTTGTTCTACCCATTTGTCTAAGTTTTGAGCTTTGGAAGCTTCAAACCAAAACGCCTGTGCTTCTGAGTGTCCCTCTTGTGAGAACACTAGGTTTCTGTCTGTAAGTACCTTTTTGGCACCTTTTCTTGCCCACGGACTGCCTGTATCAGGGTCTACCATGAGTTTTCCGTAATACAAAAATCTGGAATAAGGACCCGGATATACAATCATGTTTCCAATAATCTTTGTGGCATTAGATAACGTGCCTGTCTTAAACGGTACATACGGTGTTGTGTCTTTCGCTACCTGTATAGCTAGGGCATGTTCCGCTTTTGTACCCCATTCGGTTATGGTGTCTTTAATGTTGTTAAAGCCTTCGACTTTTACATCAAACCTTAACTCAGCCATTACGCACCTCCAACCTCAAAATGTTTAAGTGTGCCGTAGTCCATCCTGTCAACTGTGGTGACGTTGTAAACATCGTCATATCTCATGTTGATGTATTCCACTGTCTTATCCGGCTCTATTACTTTGCCTTTAACAAAAAACGTGTTTTTGCCTGTAGAAAGTGTCCACAAGCCGTTTTTATCGCTGGCATTGAAGAACTCCATATCTCCGATAAACTCTTTAGGCTCTCCCGTTATACCGTCTGTTGCCTTAACGTCAAACGGTATATACAGCGTTACATCATCGGCGCCAGTCAAGCCTGTAGCAGTTACGTTTTTAGCTTTTGTGGCAGTCAATAAAACGCCGTCTAAGACGGTAATGTAATTGATGGTTTCCTGTGTTAAGGTGGTCATGTCGGTTTCTAAAACCACGTTATAGAGCGTTACCGTGTGGGGGAACATCATTTTCTATGCCCTCCACGGTAAAGCAGTCCTGTGCCGTATAGGTACTGTCTAACAATACTCGCAAGCTCTTTTTTAGCTTCGTTTTTGTACTCGGCAGCTTCCGTTGCGCTTGACATTCCGCTTCTAAACGACTGTGTCCAGTTGCCCACTGTCTCACTCTGTAAAAATCCGTTCTCCATGCTCTGAGTTACGCTGTTAAGCTCTGCTGTGTTTGCGCCGTCAATAACGCTGTATTGTTCTGTCAATGCACAACAAGCCATTTGTACTTCATCAAGCTCTGTATGTTTTGCGACCTGACCATCGGTGTAATAATTTAAGTAACTGGAAGCTCTGCCAACGTAACAATTAAAACCGTCCTCGTCTAAGAGCGTTCCGCCGTAGTGTGAGATGTAAAACTCATAATCTGCATAAAGTGTCATCTCGTCACGTCACCTCACATTCTGGGAGGGCGTTAACCCTCCCCAAATTGAATAGCCTATTAAGAAGCAGACGGAGCATATACCGCAAATGGGCAACGCTTTGTCTTGTCGCTCTGGAAGGCGTTTACAGGGTTTGGAATCTCCCAACCCATACGCATAGTAGCTCTGAGTGCCACCATGTCCTGCTGTGCAAGTGCGTAAACAATCTCCTTGGTGCTTGGGTCAATGATGGTTGCTTCGGTGAGTACCTTGTAGTTAATATCCTGACGGATAGAATAAACAAGCTGTGTAAAGTCACCGATAATCATGAGCGCCTTAGTTGGGTCAAAAGCACCGTTTACAGGGAATGTCATTGGTACACCGTCAATGGCGTATGGAGTGCTACCCTGCATATCAGTCTTAAAGAGCGGTCTGCCGTTGGAATCAGTAAGCTCACGGAGTGCAGCTCTCATCTTGACGGCGCTAAGTGCGCCTGTAGGAAGATAGCCGGAATCCTCAACCTTTGCGATAACTCCGCTGGTACCCATGATGTCCTTATAAACATCCTTAGACTGAGTAACAACGGCACCTGCGGTTGTTGCGGTGGTAAGAATGCTGTCTCTAAAGCTAGTAGGCTTGTTTACGCCAAAAAGAATAGCTTCGTCAATTTTCTTGCCGAAAGCCTCGGCAATTCTTGGCTGAATCTCACCCCAAATGTTGTAGCTGGAATCATCAAGCACTGCCTCTGGAATAGGGATAATTACCGCTATTTCTTCAGCATAAAGTTTCTTCCTTTCCCACTCAGCGTGTGAAGTCTGCTTAATACCAGTGTCACCGTCAACCCAATATGCCATTGGGAGCATATCGAGAACATTGATTGACTGAGTTTTGGAAGTCATGTTTGGAAGTCTTCTTCCAGCGGAAAGTACAGCGCTGTCCGCTACAGTTGAATTTATAATCTCTGCTGTCACCGGCTCCGGAATAAGAGGGTCGGCATTAGTTCTGGAAATCATTTCAATAGCCATTTATTTATCTCACTTTCTCGCACGATCTCTAATTAGTGCGTTCATCATGTCGGAGGTGTTTTCTTTATTTGTTCCTCCGCTCATACTTGCACCGGTACTGAAACGCACCCATGCTTTCGGTTTGTTGTCCTTTAAGTAATTATCTGTAGCCTGCTCAAACGTTGTTTTATCATCTACAAGCTTGCTAATCTTAAAGGCGTAATACTCTACATCGTCCTCAGGAACGCCCTTGCTAAGTAAATAACGCTCATTTTTAAGCTGGTCATACTGTGCCTGTAATGTCGCAAGGCTGTTTTTAGCATTGTCACGCTCTGCCGTTATGGTGTTAAGCGTGTTAGCACGGTCTGCCTGTCCAGCCTTCCAGCTGTTATACTCGGCTAGTTCTGTCTCTGATGGGTACTTCTTCCTTTCACGCTCAAGTCGGTTTGCGATAAGGTTGTTTACCTCTGTCTGCGTAAAAGTCTTTTCTGCCGGCTCTGTAGTAGCCGTTGTTTCCGTGGTCTGCACGTTGGTATTATCAATGTCTGCCATGTTTAATATCTCCTTGTTTAACGTCCTGTCGGACAAATAAAAAAGCGTGGCAAACACCTGATTTCTCAAATGTCTACCACGCTCGGTCTTCTTACTTAACGCTTAAAGTAAGGTACTGTATTTACTTGTGTTCTTTCCGCACCACTTGGATTATTCTGGTGCCGTCTTTAACAGGTATTAGCTCCACTCTGTCGCCACCCTTGAGTATTTTCTCAATGGTGGTTATTTGTGTTTGACTTAACTCCATTAATACAGCACCTTCATTCTTTCTTCTTGCGTTCTCAATCCTGCCGCTTCGCTAAAGTCGTTATATTTGCGTGTTAAACGCCGTATACGGATGTTTACGTCTCTGGCTTTATCTGTATTGCCCTGAGACTTAAAACCCTCACGCTCACGCTTCAACTTTCTCACAGTGCGTTCTATTTTCCTCTGCATTTGTGTAGCTTCATACGTTGTGTATGTCTTTCCGTCAAACTCAAATGGTGGATTGTCTATATTTGCTAGTTCTTCATCAGTGTACGTTCTGGTACTCACACCCTCCACAAATGGGAAAAATGAGTGTCTACAGTTTGCACCGAGAATACCTGTTACACTGCCATAACCACATTTTTCTTCAAAATCTGGATATTCGCCTTTGGAAGTCCTCGGCTTTTCTTTCCATCGGTACACCTTGCCTTGCCAATTTTTGTGATTGTCCCACACATTAACGCCGTCTTTGTCTCTGGCTCCAGCGTGTGCTGATACCTCAACTAAATCAGTGTTTAAAAAGTCCATTGAGTTGTCTCGGTACTTTGCGTTAAGCTGATTTACACCTGTTAGTGTAGCCCTTCGGACTGCAACATCAATCTGGTCAACGTGTTCGCTCTCATAGTTAACGGTTTTAATTCCGCTGTCTGCAAGCTGTTTAATGGCGTTTTCTATCGCCGTTGAATAACTTGTGGTACCTGATTCTACTTGTATTTCCGCTTGGTCTAACGCCCATTGATAGGCTTTACCAAATCCCTGTAGCACCATTTCGCCGCCTTGACGGACGTAAAAACCCATCGACTGTGTAATATTGGTAAATTCGTCTTTGGTCTGCTGGCGTATCATCTCAACTTCCAACTCATTGATTAACGTTGTAGGCTTTGTTACGTCTGCAAGTTCTATCAGCTCGGTATAATACTGTTGATTAGCTTCAACAATAGCATCAAACATCTTATCTATCTCTTGTAAGCTCAACAACGTTGTTTTGGCTATCACCTTTTCAATCTCATCTAGGCTTATACCGTGGCTTCTCAATGCTCTAATGTTCTGTAATACCGTTTCGTTAGGCTCGCCGCGGTCTTTCAGGCACTCACAAATGTACTTTAAAAGCTTCATTTCCAATGCCCTGTATTGTTCCACTAATGGCTCCGGTAGAGCATCTAAAATCTCAGGTGTAAACGGGTACTCAAGCATTATTCAACCTCGTTCTGTTCCTCGGTGGTTAAATCCTGCATCCTTGGTAACATGGTTTTGGCTGTCTCTTCGTCTTCGTTCATCCACTTCGCTCTAAATTCCCAATCGTTCAAAATGCCTTGATTAAGTAACTGTATATCTCGGTTAAAATCTGACTGTTTATCCTCTATGATACTATCGTCAAAATCTACGGATACCTCCACATCTTCGTTTAGTCCTGCGTGTAGGTATGTATTGCCAACTCTAAGGATTATTCTGGCAAGGTCTATAAGCGCTTTTTCCAATATGATTTCGTGCTTTTTAATTGTGCGGAACAATGAGCTATTCTCAGAAATTACCTGTGTTGCTGTGGTAATATTACCGCTATCAAACTTGTAAACCCTCTCGCCAAAACCGCATTTAGAACTAAGGGTAGTTAAAGCGTCTTGTAAACCTCTGTTATGCTCCGTTGTTCTTAGTGTCATATCTATAGGCTCTATCATACTTCCATCGGCTCTATCCTCTGGTAATATGTAGTAGATGGTATCGTTGGGGTCAAAAATCTTGTGTCCGTCAAGGCTCTGCACCGTCTCAGGCTTTACCATTATACGCTTTTTGCCTAATACAAACTCGTTGACGTAGCTATCATACGCTATATCAACGCCCTTTAGTTGGTCTATTGCGTTGGCGTAAACAGAAACACCCAACGGAACATCAGGATCTAAATTGTTTGCGATATTAAGTCGGTCAATTACAAACATAGGTTTGTTACTGCCTGTATGTATCTCTGGTGCCGTGCCTTCAAAGCCTTTTACCGTTTCGGTCGGCACCTCGTGCATATCGCCGTGTGTATTTTCATAAAGCTTGTTTTTTATGACGTATTCGCCGTTTTCTATAACATGGAGCTGTAGATATACATACTTTTCATTATCAATTGTTTTGGCGCTGGAAAATGCACACTCTGTAATTGTGCCATTTTCCCATGATAGAGGGTAGATATTATCACCGCTGACATATTCCAGCTTGATTTTTCCGCCGTCCATTATTGCCCCTGTGCCATCGGCTACGGCATCGGCAACCCGGACAATATACGCAACGGTACCGAGTGCTGATTTAATCTCTTGGCACTCGTTGCCTTTAACGTCAAAGTTGTTTTCACTCATTACGGTATTGTAAAACTCTTGTTCTTTTTCGCCTTCCAGAGTTACGGCTACTTTTTCGTTAAGTAGCAAATTTGCCCAATCTTCGCTTACTTTTTTTGCCATGCCTAGGGTGTACCTTCGGGCTGGTACTGTTTCCTGTCCGTTATATATTTTGTAGTTGTGGAATTTCTCAACATTACCCTTGTACCACTGCTTCCACATCTCTATATAACTGTAATAGCTCTGTGGTACTGTATCAAATCCCATTTTTCGTATCTGCTCGTTTAAATTCATTTTCTCACCTCCGGCGGAATCCTGCGGTTTCCAGTTGTTTGTAATAAGGCTCTATGCTGTACTCAAAAGCGTCAAGGCTGTCAATATCTGTCGTGCCGTTGTCAAGTCGGCTATCTTCAAACTTTTTTGGGTCATAGCAAGCCGTTTTAAAGGCTTCTATCAAGTGAGGGCAATTAGAGGATATTAAAAGCCTGTTTTGCCTAAATAATAGCAATTCTAGCATTATACGGTCATTTATCGGCAATTTAAGGGCGTTTTTAACTGTTGTTAATAGCCCCTCGGTTTGCTCCGTGTGTATAAAACCCCTGATTAATATCTGTTCCGCCGAATCCGCTCGTGTCTCGCTCCGTCCGTATTTGGCGGTTATCGCCTTGACAAATACGGTAAAGCGCTTGTTTAGCCCATCGGGGTCTATCTCGCCCTTAATATAGTCTTCCTCCAGCGCAACAACTAAACCGCTGGAAGTTATACCCGTGGCTTGGAATTTAGACGCAGACCCTGTGCCGCCGTAGTCTACACCAATCATAACGCGTGCAAATCGCTCATCTCGTGCCCTCAGCCAATTTATTCCATCGCCTATAATGTATTTATCAGGCTCATTGGCAAAAACTGTATAGACAAGCCCTTCTGCCGCTACCCATAAGCCCTTGATATAACGATCATAAAACACGCCGCTATACATGGATTTGTACCGTTCCAGCACCTCGGCACTCAAGGAGGGATTATCTTCCATCTCAAAATGGAGGTATAAAGCGTTCCGCTCGTCTGCCTGTTTAATCCAATTTTGGAAAAACCAATGCGAAGGGTTTGCCGG